CCAACGCCGTCACCACACCGCCCAACTAGAGCCAATTTATGCCTGACAGTTTTCACTGGTGGGGCCAGGACACCCAGTTCTCGGCCTCGGGGGATGACTTGCTCGCGACCGGCGTGGCGGAATTGAATCAGCGCATAGTACGCGCGCTGCTGACGCCACCCGGCACGTACATCTGGCATCCGACGTATGGCGCCGGCCTAGGTCGTTTCGTCGGCAAGGCGCTCTCGGTCGAAGAGTTCGCGCTGATCAAGTCACTGATCACTGCCGTGCTGGCGATTGAGCCTGACGTGCAAAAGCAGCCGCCGCCGACCTTCACCTACCAGAACGATGCTACCGGCCTGCTGAGCGTGGCGATCAATTACATCTACGCGCCCACGGGCGTGCCGCAGACCCTCAACTTCAACGTCCCGGCATATGGCTCTTAATACGCAAAGTTTCACGACGATCGTTCAGCAGCAGGTTGCGGCGATCCAGTCGGCGGTAGCGAAGGCAGGCGGCGCAGTCGTCACCCTCCTATCGTTCGTGATCGGCTCGCTTGAGCTGGCGCGCGTTGAAGCGGTCGCTGGCGTGTCGATGTGGCTACAGTCGCTCGTGATGACGCTGCTCGCCGTGACACGCCTGTCGACGTCGACAGGAGCCGATATCGACAGTTTCATCGCTGACTTTGGCTGCCCGCCGCGCGAGGCTGCGGTGTCTGCCACTGGTCAGGTGGTCTTCTCGCGTTTCACGCCGACGAATGCGGCGACGATTCCGGCGGGCGTTTATACGCCGAACGCGAGCGGGACCGGGGGCAGTTATTCCGGTGGCGCCATGACGCTGACGGCAGACGGAACGCAACCGTTCCAAGTCATACCGGACCCGACGCAGACCTATTGGAATGCCGCAGCGAACGCCTACATTATCCCGGCTGGCGTGACGAGCGCACAGGTCACGGTGCAGGCGTCGAACGCTGGCATACAGGGCAACGTTGCCGCCGGCAGCATCACGACGATCTCGACGGCCATCGTCGGCGTCGACACGGTGACCAATTCGAGCTCGCTCGAGAATGGCGTAAATCAGGAAAGCGACGCGGCGGTGCAGGCCCGGTTCCAGGTCTATGTCCAAGGCCTGCGCGCAGCAATCGCAACGGCAGTCGAGTCGGCTATCGAAGGCGTGCAGCAGGGCATCCAGTACGAGATTGTCGAGAACCAGACGCTCGGCGGCGTCACGCAGTACGGATTTTTTTACGTGATCATCTCGCCGTTCACGACGCAACTGCACGACGCGGTTTATTCGGCCATCAACGCGATTCGCGGCCTCTCGATCACGTTCGCGGTGTACGCCGCAACGCAACTCACAGCCAACATCGCGGTGAGCGTCACCGCCGCGCCCGGCTACTTGCTGGCGAACGTCGAGGCGGCGGTCACGACGGCAATCGAGAATTTCATTGCATCGGTGCCGCTCGGCGGCACGCTGTCCTATTCGCAGCTTTATTCCGCGATTTGGGCCGTGCCGGGCGTGGCGATCCCCGTAACCGGTCTGACGATCAACGGCGGCACGTCTGATTTGGTTGCGACTGCAACTCAAGACGTAGTTGCGGGCACGGTATCGGTGAACTGATGGCCAGGGGAGATCCGCAGGATATTTTCAGCCGCCTGAAGGCACAGATCCCGAAGTCGTGGTTCCAGTCATCCCCGAACTTCGACGCGACGCTACAAGGCCCTGCATGGGCGCTTTCGTCGATCTACGCGCAGATCACCTACGCGACGCTGCAGACGCGCATCGGCACGGCGACCGACGGCTATCTCGACCTGATATCGAATGACTTCTTCGGCACCGCACTGCCGCGGCTGACAAACGAACAGGACGGCCCATTTCGCGCGCGCATTCTCGCGAACCTGTTTGTCAAGGGGCCGACGCGCGCCAACATGTCGGCGGTGCTCACCCTCGTAACTGGTCGCACGCCGGATATTTTTGAGCCGAGCAATACGACTGACTCGGGCGGTTGGGATGGCGCTTTCTATTGGGATACCGGCGTCGGCAAATGGGGTGCGCCGATGCCATACCAGAGCTTCGTGACTGCATACCGGCCGATCACCAGTGCGCAATCTCTCGGTGAACTCGATTCGTGGCGCTGGTCGTTCGATTCATACGGCGCCTGGTCTGATTCTCCGGTCACATCAATTACCGACGCCGCAATCATCGCCGCCGTCGAATCAACCCGCATGACAGGCACGGTCGTTTGGCTACGCATAGCCAACGGGCCGATCACGCCATAACCGCACTAAACCTGCACTCATTCAAGCCGCCTTCGGGCGGCTTTTTTCGTTTCTGGAGCTTGAATGGATCGCCCAACCGTTTACACACAGGAACAAGGCCGTAGCGTCGATTTCCTGTTCGCCGCGCGCTCGACCATGATCGGCCTGGGTAAGTTGGCGCAAGCCGCCTTCGGCAGCAATACGGTGGTGCGCGGGTTGGCTGTGACGCCGAACTCGCCTGCCGCCTTGAACGTGCTTGTCGGCATCGGCGAAATCTACTCATTGGCGGACGTCGATGCTACGCCATGGGGCGCGCTACCGGCTGACACGACAGATGTCATTGTGAAGCAAGGCCTGAATATGGCCGCGCAGACCATCTCGACGCCGGCACCCGCAACAAGTGGCTTTAGCGTCGCCTACCTGATCGAATGTCAGTATCAGGATCAGGACACGAACCCGGCTGTTTTGCCTTACTACAACAGCAACAATCCCCAGATTCCACTGAATGGACAAGGCGGCAACGGTGCGCCGCAGGCAACGCAGCGCCAAGGTTTTTGCGTCATCCAGGCGAAAGCCGGTATTGCAGCCGCGACCGGCACGCAGGTAACGCCTTCGGTCGATTCTGGCTGGACGGCACTCGCAGTAGTCATCGTCGCCAACGGCGCGACCACGGTCACCTCCGGAAACATCTCCGTGCCGGTGGGCGTGCCGCAGATCTCGAGCCTGCTGCAGATGATGCAAACCGGCTCGACCATCTACGCCGTCGATACCAGTACTTCCGCTAACACAATCACACTGGCACTCACCCCGGCTGTGACGTCATATACGGACGGTGAGCCGATCCGTTTCAAGGCTGCGAATAGCAATACCGGAGCCTGCACGATCAACTGGGGCGGCGGATCGATTGCACTCAATGGTGCGAACGCGGCGCTTCAGGGCGGCGAAATCATCGCCGCAAAGCAATACGAGGCGGCGTACAACTCGACCACAGGCACGGCGATTCTGATCGGGCAAACCGCTGGTGCGCTCCAAATCGCCCCCGCTACACAGCCAGCACATGCGGTCCAATTCGGCCAGGTCCAGCAAAACTACGCGTGGAATCATGGTTTCTCCGCGATTACGAGCAGTGGCAATTTCACCGTCCCAGCAAACGTCTATTTTCTGCGGTACAGAGTATGGGGTGCTGGCGCCGGCAGCGGGGGGGTAGGATCTGCTAACAATGGTAGTGCGGGCGGAGGCGGGGCGGGCGGATTTGCTGAAGGCATTATGGCCGTCACCCCGGGGCAAGTCATTGCCGCAACCATAGGAGCGGCGGGCACCGCTGGCGGCACAGGTGGCGCGGGTACCGCAGGCGGAACGACTTCGTTCGGATCTATCAGTGCAACCGGTGGCGCAGCGGGACAGGCAAATACCACTACTGGCGGCAACTCTGGCGGCGGGGGCGTTGGTAGTGGCGGACAAAATAATTTAACTGGTGGATCAGGCAGCACAGGCGGTCCTGGGGCTAGCGCTGGCGGATGTGGCGGAACCTCGAGTTGCGGCGGAGCGGGTGGGGGCGGTGCTGTAGGGCAGGGCGCGGGCGGAGCGGTCCCAGGCGGCGGTGGTGGTGGGTCTGGGGGCACCGGCGCAAATGCTGGTGCGGCTGGCGCGCGCGGTCAAGTCAATCTGGAGTGGTAAGCCATGAACCAAATCTACGCATTGATCCAATCTGATGTCGTGATCAACACGATTATGTGGGACGGCAACACGGCGACATGGACGCCTCCCAGCGGCGTTACAGCACAACTGTTGCCCGCTGGCTCACCAGTCAGCGCGGGCTATACGTTCGACGGCACGAACTACACGGCACCCGTATCGACGACCCCTGCGCCGACTGCGGCCGAAGTGCTTGCGTCTACCGTGATGGCAGCGCTGGCCGCCGGCCTGACGATCACAAGTACCAGCACCCCAGCGATCAATGGGACATACGCGGTCGACAGCAAAACAACTGATGAAATCACCTCAGTGACGACATTCATCCTGACGAACGGGGCTTTCCCCAATGGCACAAGTACATTTCCTTGGCCTGATGCCTCCAATACGCCGCATATTTTCCCGAGCGTGGCTGTTTTCAAGGGATGGGCCACGGCGATTGCGAACTATGTATCGGCGCTCAATCTGTATGGCGACGGCATGCCCGGCGCTACGCTTCCAGCGCCGAGCATGACCATCGCGTAAGGCAGCCGATCTGATTCCATCTGGAGATCCAGTTTCTATTGGCTGGACCTATAGCGGCGTCGCTTTTACTGGCGCCCCTCCGGCGCAGACGCCCGCTCTGACATAAAGAGCGCGGCTTGCGGAGCATCCTCGGTAAGAGGCGAGATAGCTCCACTGCCCATTTCCATGCGTAGCGCAATCTGGCGTCCTTTGCGGCGTAGCGGTGTCTCGACGAATCGATAATTGAGCTCTGACAGGCCCAGTAGCAAGCAAAGCCAGACGACAAAATATCTCAATGTGTCGCTTGGCTCAAACGCGGTTCCACTTGGCTCAATATATCGACAGATGATCAGCGTCATGGGGATGGCTGGGTAATGAATGAGGTACAGGGCGTACGAGCGCGAACCGATCCACATCAGCACCGCTTTGACGTATTGATTGCGAACGATATAACCTTTGTTGTACGAGGCGATCAAAACCAATGCGACCGATACGATAGCAACGAGTCCTGTAGAAAAAGGTACGGGATTGATCTTGCCGGCCCAATCGGAAGGCAGATCGATAAGCAGGAATATCAGGATCGCTACGACCGAAATTGCGTAGAAACTCTTCGCCATGAATTTCGGCTCAACGATTTGATAGATGGGATGGCGCGAGAAGATGGCGAGGAGCACGCCCAAGCAAATAGCATCCGTCCTGATCGACCAAAGCAGCGACCAAATCGGCCGAGGAATGAATATCTGAACTAGCACGATGGCGCCGAGCGCGTAGGGCAGTTTTTTGCGAAAGAGCAGTGCAGCTAGCGGCAGGAAAATATAAAACTGCTCTTCAAGGGAGAGGCTCCACCATACGTTTGCACTCCCGCATTGGTTGGGTATAGCACTGTTCATGCAAGACCAAAAATGGAAATTGGCCACTTGCATTGCGACCGCAGAAAAATCGGATAAGGCGCGCGAGAAATATCCAAAATAATGCGGTTCCCGAAAAATCAGAGCGCCGACGGCGAAGACAGTAATCCATAGCCAGGACGTGGGCCATATCCGGTAGATTCGCCGGATCCAAAACGCGAAGGATGCGCGCCAAAACGTCTCGCTGTCTTTCGCTTTATCTAGGCGGCTCAGCAGATCGCGGGATATGACGAAGCCTGAGATCGCAAAGAAGAGGTCGACGCCGGACCACAGGCCGAAGTACATATCGGCAGTGTGAAGCATGGCATTTTCCGAGAATAAATACTGAAGATGGCCGAATATCGTAATTAGGATCGCCACGGCACGCAGCGCTTCTATATCGTCGATTCTGCCGCTGGAGTTGCTATTCATTTTGTCACCCGCCGTTATGTCGCGCGATATTAGCACTTTTGCATCGATCGTCTAGCCGCCACCGAGCGGCTTTTTTATGGCTCGCCGCGCGCGGGCTTTTTTATTCCTCGGAGTCATAACGCATGAGCGAGATCGACGCTATCAACGAGCGTTTGAACAGAGGCGAAGCAAAATTCTCCGAGTTCGCCGGGGTGCTGGCCGACATTAAAGGCCACCTTCAGAGCCAAGATCAGACGTTGGGCGCGTTGGCCGAAAAGCTCGATACCGTCGTGAACGGCACGGAATCCATCGTTGGTATGTGGAGCGGGGGCGTCAAGACGGTGCGATTCTTTTGCCGGCTGGCCGAGTCGTGGACATTCTTCCTGCGCAAGGTTTTTATCCCCGTGGTGCTGCCGCTGGCTGGCATGTGGGCGCTCGTGCGAATCGCTTCGCATCAGGCCCTGCCGGATTGGATGGCGGCCTGTATCAAGCTTGTTTTGGCGGTTTTATGACACCTCAAGAATTCATCGCCGCGCTCACACCGGCCGCTCAGAAGTCGATGCTCATCACGAAGGTTCCTGCGTCCTTCACGATCGCGGAGGCCGCCGACGAAAGCGGGTGGGGCATACACGCGCCCGGAATGAATTTGTTCGGCATCAAGGCCGACGCGTCATGGCATGGACCGATCACCACGCAGCGCACGCGCGAAGTGATTCACGGCCAACCGATCATCGTGACCGCGAACTTCCGGGCCTATACCGACTGGCTCGGAAGCATTCAAGACCATGCCGTATTTTTGACGACGAATCCGCGCTACCAGCCGGCCTTCGCTTATCGGAGTGGTGCGCTATTCGCTCGAGCTGTGGCTGCCGCCGGGTATGCAACCGATCCTGACTACGCCGACAAGGTCGTTTCGATCATCAATACGCATGGCCTGAGCGCGCTGGATACGCAGACCGCCTAACCCCAATCCCCGCATCACACCAACCGCCTACGGGCGGTTTTTTTACGTCCCGGACAGCCATGAGCACACTCCATTCCTTCACGGTGCATGCTGATTTCCCGGACAGCACCCCTTTTCTGGAAGCAGAGAGGGTAATCGCGCATGCAGTCGCGGCGGCTTTGCACGATGCCGGCATACCCGGAAATGTGACAGTGACCAATACGCATATTGATCCGACGTCAGAAGTCGCGCGGGTGGCTGACGTGCTCGGGCGTACTGGGACTGCGGTGATTAGATGACTGTTACCGTCCTCACGACGGGATCAAGCTTCACCCCTGCTGCGGGCGTCAGCACGCTAACCAACAGCGAGGTGTGGGCCGCGGGCGCGGGCGGCTCGTCCAATAACACAACCAGCGCGAAAGGCGGCGGGGGTGGTGGCGCTTATTCAGCAGTGGCGAATCTCCCGGTTACGCCCGGCACGCCTGTTGCTTACACGCTCGGCGTGCCCGGCACGGGCGAGACGTCCAGCAAGGGCGCAGTAGCCGGTGGAGATGCGTGGTTTAACGGCAGCACGCTAGCGCTTTCCTCGGTAGGCGCCAAGGGTGGCGCGGTCAGTATCAGCACGGCTGGCGGCTTGGGCGGCGTCACGACGACAGGTGTCGGGACCACTAAGAATGCCGGCGGTCCTGGCGGAGCGGGAACGAGCGCCCACTCTGGGCCGGGCGGTGGCGGCTCTGCTAGTGCCGCTGGTATCGGCGGGACTGGTGGTGCTGGTACAACGCTGCTTGGCGGTAATGGCGGATCCAGCCCCAGCGCTGGTGCGGGCGGGACTGGCGGCACCGCAACTGCGGCGGCGACGGCTGGCGCGTCAAATTCGCTCGGGGGCGGTGGTGGTGGCGGCGGCGATATCACGGGCGTCACAGATGGCAATGGCGCGGCTGGTGGTCTTCCCGGTGGTGGTGGTGGCGCTGGGTCGGGCAACACCGGCACGAATAGCGGTGGCGCTGGTGGCGGCGGTCAAATCACGATCACCTATACCGCGGCCAGTACCGCTGCAATTTCTGCATCAAATTTCGACGCTACGACCGGCGCTGTTTCGTTGGGTGGTACTGGCGCTCTCGGCGCAACGGGCCTGGACGCAACGGCTGGATCGATATCGCTAGGCGGATTTGCTCCAGTATCCGCCACCGCATTGACGGTCACAACCGGCGCGATCTCGATTGGCGCGACCACGGCGGTATCTGGCTCGGCACTAAATGCGACGTCTGGATCGGTGGCCATCGCCGGCATTGCAGCACTTCGTGCGACAGCGCTCGATGCTGTGGCCGGAAATTCCTCGCTGACGGGTTCGGCGGCGCTCAGTGCGATCAGTCTTGACGCGCCGACCGGCAATGCTCAAGCCAGCGGTTCCGCAGCGCTCCAGGCTCAAGCACTCGACGCCACCACAGGATCATCGCAAGTCGGCGGGAAGGGCGCCATCGCCTCCACGGGTCTTGATGCCACAACCGGGACCGCGCAAATCAGCACGCCGGGAGCGGGCTCAGTCGCCGCTTCCTCGTTCAATGTCGGCTCTGGATCGTTCGCGCTAACCGGTGTTGCTGGTGTATCCGCGACTGCGCTTGACGGCGTAGCTGGCTCGATTCGAGTTGGCGGATCAGCGGCGGTTCAATTTAGCGCGCTAGACGTGCCAGCCGGGGCGGTTGCGGTCGGCGGAGTTGCATCGGTCAGCGGTGCGGCGAATGACGCGACGTTCGGATCCGCAAGCATCACCGGGTCGGCTGCTATTAGATCGGCTGGCCTGAATGTCGATACCGGTAGCGTTCTCGTCCTGGCGCCCAGCGCGTCGCAAATTTCCGCGGCTGGTTTCAATGCCTCTGTCGGAAGTGTTGTCGTCGGCGCACTTGCCCAGGTTTCGGCCGCCGCCCTGAACACGACTACCGGCGCCGTGCGCGTCTCGCTATTCCGCATCCCTGAGCGCGTCTTCAACGTCGCTCCAGAAAATCGCATCGCCAACGTATCGCCCGAGAACCGCATAGTTGCGGTTGCTCCTGAGTCGCGCATCGCAAATATCCCGCCGGAAAACAGAACCTTGAGCGTGCCGCCCGAGGATCGAATCGTCAATGTGGCCTAGGAGCCGAAAGTGTTAGACACGAAATTTAAGCAAAATCAAAAGATCGATGCCGAATACCGCGGCCAGTCCGTCACTTACCCGACCCCTCGGTTTGTTGGCCTGATCGTCGCATCTGCGGGCCAATCGCCGCGCAGTACCGTGGTTGCGCTCAACGCCTACACGGTCCCTGCGACATTGAACGGTCGCCTATACAAATGCACGACGGGCGGCACAACGGGATCAGGTGAGCCGACATGGCCGACGACGGCGGCCGGCACGGTAACCGATGGCACTGCCGTTTGGACCGAACAAACCACCGCGCTCTATGGCGGCACGATTCCCGAAGGCTCAGCCACTGGCTACGCCCGCGTCTCGTATGCCTCCACACTGGCTAACTGGTCTGGTACGCAGGGCGCGGGCACTACGGTCGCCTCCACCGGTGCGACCGGCCAGATTAGCAATAACAATGCGATCGCATTTGCCCAGGTCACGACCAGTCTCGGCCTTGTAGTCGGCTTTGCCATGTATGACGCATCGACCAGTGGTAACGCATGGGAGTACTGCATCCAGGCAACCGGCACGCCCACGACTGTTGGCGCGAATATCTCGCCCAACATTGCCGCCGGCGCGGCCGTGATTGGCTACGACATTAACGCCCAATAAGGGGTAGGCCATGCAAGCCTGCCAATGGGACGGCCCGGCTCAAAGCTTCGATCTTGGGCCTAGCGAAGAACTCGACTACGGCATCAACTGGGGAAGTCCTTCGCCACCCCTCGGCGTCGGTTCCTGGCTCGCTACCGGCGAAACGATCGTCGGTACGCCAGCCGTTACCTACACCGGTACGGACTCAGCGCTGACCATCAACCCGGAGCCAAACGGGACGCTGGTAAGCGGCGGCCTGGTGACTTGGTGGCTATCCACGCCAACGGTCGGAAGCACGTACATCGTGACCGTGAACATCACCACCAGCCAGGGGCGCAAGTCGACGCGCTCGATTCAGATCATCGGCGTTCAGCGCTGACTTAAAAAGTACCTCTATGACAACTTCCATCCTAGTTTTGGTGGGGCTCGCGCTCGCGCTGTTTTTGTGGTCATGGCACATAGACCAGCGCGTAGGCGATCCCGAAGCAAAGATCGAGGCGACCATTCCGCTGATTATCGGATTGGCGCTCATGGCCATTGCGGCGCTCTTGTTCGTTGGGCGCGTGGCTTATCTGATGTGGAGGGTGCTATGACCACACGATGCAGCCATAAAGTGCCGCTTGAGTCTCCGTGCGCGCAATGCACGGCAGAAGGGATGGCGGCGCAGCCTATCGCCGGCGAACACCTCGTAAAAGTGACTCTTGAGGAAAGCGAGTATTACCCAGATCATCCGCCACGCACCGAGTCGCCGACCTTTAGGCAGACGAAGCGTGACGGAAAGAAGCGCGGCATGCGCTGCGCCATCAGCGGGCAACTCGTCGGCCTGGAATATCACCACATATTTTGCGAGGAAGCCGACATGCTGGCCGTGTGCTGGCAAACCATGAAAGGCATCGGCACGGGTGAAATAACCGAGCTGCCCGTGCTCGACCTCGTGACCGATCAGCCGACTGGAGAGATGGCGCCGGCGACGCACTTTCTCTGCTATTGGCTTGTGAAGATCGCCGCCGCTCGAGGCTTCGACTGGGCTGCATTCGATCCTGAAAAACCGGAAACCTTCGTTGACGCACTGGAAAACATGCTTGTGCTGAACGAGAAATATCACCGCGCGAAGAATCACGGCATTCACATGAAAACTTTCCCGACGTACGTAATGCAGGCGCTGCCGAGAAAGCAGGGCTTCGTTTATACGGCGGACGAGTTACCCGTATCGACTCACCCAACAGCATAGGAGCATCCATGAGCACCAACGTATTGAAACTAATTGCCGGCGCTTTGATTGCGCTTTTTATCTTGATCCTGCTCGGCGTGTTGAGCTATTTCGCCTACCACGGTAAAGCGATGCCTGATCCGATCGCGTACGCAATTTACGGCTTGATCACGACCGCGACCGGTATGTTGACGGCGCTGGCTGGCCATGCCGCTGGAGCGAAGAATCCCGCCAGTGCAGCCGTTAGCCATTTCGTGACAGGCACTTCGATGGCTGCGTTGCCGGGCCTAGTGGTGCCGCCGACATTGCCGCAAGAGCCCGTGACGCCGGCTCAACCCGCCGCACCGCAATGATTCGCGCCGCGCTCGCTCTTTGCCTGCTGGCGCTCCTGTCGGGCTGCGCCTCATATTCGGTTGAGCCGTTCTACGACACCATCTCGAAACAGGTTCTGTGCTGCCGCGCGACCGCCTGGTCAGCAAAGGACGTCGGCACGCTCAATTTTTTCGCCACTGAGCGAGGCGGGGCGTTTGTAGTCCGCTTTGCCGAGACTGGCGTGAAGGCATCTGCGCCCATAGCAGCCGCAGCAATTGCCGCATCCGATGTTTCAGCCGCGGTCATTGGCGCAACCGGCGCCATCGTCAAGTTAGCCCCGTAGTCCCTCTCCAAGGAATCCACCATGAAAAAGATCATCGCCGCAATCGCGGCTGTTTCAGCTTGCCTGCTGTTCGCCGGCTGCGCCGCTACCGGCGCCCCCACCGCGCCAGCCGTAACGCTCACGCCGCTCCAGATCGCCGCCCTGGTGCAAGCCAAGGTAACGGCGGCCTGCAACGTCCTGACGCCGACCATTCAACCATTGGCGCCGCTGCTCGCATCGAAACCGGGATTTTCCGCTTTCAACACTGACCTCGGCAACACGTGTGCTGCCAATGCGACTCTGAATGTTACGTCGCTCACCAGCCTGATCAACACGTCGATTGCTGCGGCACAGGCGCAAGTGCCGAATATCTCGTCGCTGAGCGATACGGACAAGCTTCTGATTGTTGCGGGGCTCGGCGTATTCAAGGGAGCACTGGAAAATGCGCTTGCATCGGTTCCGGCTGCTGTGCCGGCCACAGCCTCGGGTGTAATCGTCGCCCCTGCCGCGCCGACTCCCGCTAGT